TTTTAATTGCAACCATCATACAACTATAAATTTCATCATCAATTTTTTTTCTTTTTTCAAAATTTTTATTTAATATTGCTGAGTCACTCATTAGTGCTGATAAAACATTTCTAGAAGATTTATCAATTCTTCCTTCTGATCCTACTCTAGCTCCTTCAAGCAATGGGCAATTTGAGTATTCCATTATAATTTCATCGCACAAGTTATTTGGAATAATATTTTCAAATACATGAATATAATCTTTGAGTTTACTAGAAGCAGATGTTTTGTAACTTTGAATGTTTTCTAAATTATTATCAGTACAACCAATTATAGAACTTTTAGGTTTTTCTCTTAATTTATCAAAATAAGCATATGCTTTATCACCTCGACTTCTAACATAATGTAAAAAAACCTGAACGTATTTTTCACCATCATACATTTCTCTCCAGTGTTCTGCTTCGCATCCCAAATAAATCATTGCATCACCAGACTTTAAATTAATTTTAACACTTTCTCCACTAGGATTTTTAATATATATTGGCCATTCTTTATCACCATCTAAATGTACAGTTAAACTTATCTCACAAGCATCTCTATCTTTATGAGCATGAAGTTCCGCACCACGTTTATAAACTCTCGAATAAGTATACGTCGGTAAAACATTTTCACCAATAAAATTACTTACTTCTGGTGTAGCATTACAAAGAAGTTCGAGAAAATCTATATAGTTACAGTAACTTTCAGATTCGGGTATTTGTTCATCACCGCCTACATTATTTTCTTTACAAAAATTTTCAAAATTACTTGCTAATAATTTTGCTCTTTCTGCGCTAATAAATTGGGGTACGTAAACATAATTATTTTCAATTAAATTAGTATTCATAATTATTTTCAAATAAGTTAAGGTTTCATAAAAAAATTTTTAAATTTCATTTGAATTTTGTTTTGCAACTTCATATACATCTAGTGCCCATTGCGGCAATTCTGTTATCTGTATATTTGGTTCTGATGATCTTAATTCTATCCAACCGGTACCTTGACCATATGCAAGGCCTACTAAATGACTATTGTTTTTATCTGCCCAAACAGGTCTGTTCCATTGTAATGCGTGAACATTGTCTGGAATATTACAATTTGATAAATCTAAATCACTTAAGCTTAAATTATCAGATACAACGGCACCATCACTTGGTATTATTGTTAGAATATGCGTGTCAAACATTTAATTACTCCTTTCGATACATTTTATATATGTTACATATAAAGTTTAATTTTTAGTACAAATTATTACATCTACATATTTTATATCTAAATTTCCACAATCACCACCAAGTGTTACTGAAAATGGATGATCATGTGCTCCAGAACTAAAAGCAGGATTTGCGGCACCAGAAGTTAAAGAACTAGTTGTCGCAGTAACGGTTGATCCTGGAGAAGGCGCAGTTGAAAGTATAAGTGTTGGTGTAGCTGGAGTTGGACTAACCATTCGAAAAGATGGATTATTGACAGGGTGACTATGTAGAGGTAATTGAAGAGCGGTCACAGTGGTTGCTCCCAAAACAGGCATTGTAACTGGTACACTAAATGGTGTTGGAGTAAAAACGGTGGTAAAATCAACCGAACCTCCTGAAGAAGCAGCTCCACTTACTAACCTCAAACAGTGATTATTATAGTTTACTGTGTCTTTTGTCCATCCAGTAGGAGCACTAGTTTGTTGAAATATGGTTTTGGTACCAGAAACAAAAATACTCATTATGACCTCTGCACAATTATATTATCAACGTACTTTAAGAATAGATCATAGGATTGAAGAGGAGTTAATATTAAACTTGGAACATCCGCAGATGCAGTGTGAGTATGTCCTCCTAACGTTCCTGTTGCTTGTGTTGTGTTACCTGGAGTTGATGTTGGTCCTGTAAATCCTGTACCTGTAAGTGGTGAGTTACTTATTCTTTGTGTACTACTAATACCTCCGTATGGGTGTGTGTGAGCTGCTGTTGTTGATGTTGTTAGTGTTGTTGAACCCACTGTTGCTGATATTGTTGTAACGTTGGTAATTTGATTTGTAAGCACTATATCATAATCAAAAGTTCCTCCACTAGACGCTGGTCCAGTAACAACACGCATTACATTTTTATGAAAGGTGTTTGTTTTTACCCAACCTAACGGAGCTGTGCTTACTCGCATTACAGTATTTGATCCAGAAGGTATAACTAAAGACATATAATTTCCTTATGTATATGAAGCATAAATTACATCAACATATTTAAGACGCAAATCTTTCGATGAGAAAGTAACTGGTGATGAAGCGCTGGCTGGACCTGGATGTCCATGAGATTCTCCTGCTGTTCCTCCAGTTATATCCGGACCTAATCCTCCTCGTCCAATACGACTCTGAACCTTATTTGTTAAAGGTGGCGAACTAGGAACAGACCTATATGGTACCGAACTGTTATGCGATGTAAATGTATGAGTATGCGGAGGAATTTGAGTCGTAGTTAAAGTTGCACCATCGACTGTTACAGATGAAAAACCAACTGTTGCTGTTATACTCACAGAACTTCCAAATCTAGTTGTAAAATTTGTTGATCCACTTGCGGTTGGAGTGCCAGTGGTTATTCCAAGCATCGCATCATTTACATCAGTTAACTTTACCCAACCTGTTGGAGCGGCAGTTTGTTGAAAAATCATTACCGCACCAGAATAGTTAGCAGTCTCGTTTATAACGCTCACTACGGTATCGGATATACCATAAACGCCAGCAAAAGAACCAGAAGCAGAAAATCTAGGAGCCATTTTTATCCAAACGAAGAATAATTACCAAGTACAGTCCAAGCAGATGACGATCTAATTAAAGCAAATGTGAAAACGTCCCTCTTATTTGCTGCAGGAGTAGGAGCTACGCCACCTGACCAATTTATTGTTTGTGCTGCGCCATCTATTTGTACAGCACTAGGTATATAGGCTGTTGCTCCTTGTGTCACAATAAGTGTCACTACAATCGAACGATCATTTGTTGTTGGGGCATTTGTAAAGTTAGCCGTAAAATTAGCTGCAACACTTGAATGTAAAAATAATACACCTGACGTTAAATTGTGTGTTACTGTTCCTGTAGCACCAGTTAGTGAAGTTAAAATTTCTGTACTTTCTGCCAAAGTAGTAACTCCAGAAACCGTTAAATCGCCAGAAATTGTACCACCGGTAGTAGCTAGTCGAGTATTTGCGGAAGCAAAAGCACCATTCGCATATGAACTAGCAGCTGTTACATTATTAGCTGTTGCAAAAGATGAGTTAGCATATGATCCTGCTGATACAGATTTCTGGTCTGCCGTATTGGCAGCAATAAAAGCACCATTGGCATATGAACTAGCACTACCTGCATTTGTTGTTGCAGTGTTTGCTGCTCCATATGCAGCATTAGCATATACACCAGAAGTCACTGCTCTTTGATCCGCAGTTGCAGCATTTGTTGTAGCAGTATTAGCTTGAGTATATCCTGAGTTAGCATAGGATCCAGATGTTACCGCTTTCTGATCAGCAGTATTTGCTGCGCTGAAAGAACCGTTGGCATATGAACCGGCACTGACTGCTTTTTGATCAGCTGTGTTTGCTGCAACGTATGCTGAGTTTGCATATGAACCTGCACTTACAGCTTTCTGATCAGCAGTTGCAGCGTTAGTTGTTGCAGTGTTAGCTTGGGTATATCCTGAATTGGCATAAGAACCACTTGTTACCGCTCTTTGATCCGCAGTTGCAGCATTTGTGTTTGTAGTATTTGCTTGACCATAAGCAGCGTTAGCATAGACACCTGCACTTGTTGCTTCTTGTTCTGCCGTATTAGCAAAAGCATATGCAGCATTAGCGTATACACCTGAGGTAACAGCTCTTTGATCAGCAGTAGCAGCATTTGTAGTTGCGGTGTTAGCTTGAGTGTATCCAGAATTAGCATATGATCCAGAAGTTACTGCTCTTTGATCTGCTGTATTTGCAGAACTGTATGCCGAATTAGCATATGAACCAGCACTCAAAGCATTTTGATCAGCTGCTGCAGCATTTGTATTAGCAGTATTTGCTTGTCCGTATGCAGAGTTAGCGTAAGAACCCGCACTTACTGCTTTTTGGTCTGCGGTATTTGCCTGAACATAAGCTGAGTTGGCATAACTAGATGCTGAATTAGATGCATCTCTTGCCCAAGTGTCTGTACCTGAACCACCTCCAGCACTGTTGGCTACAGCAAACGCTGAATTAGCATATGAACCTGCACTGACTGCCTTTTGGTCAGCAGTAGCAGCATTTGTAGTGGCAGTGTTTGCTTGATTATAAGCTGAGTTAGCATGCCTTCTTGAATCAAATGCTCTCTCATCTGCTGATGCTGCATTTGTATTAGCAGTATTTGCTTGTCCGTATGCTGAGTTAGCATAAGAACTACCAGAATTAGCAACATTAAATGCAGAATTAGTATGATTTAGAGGATCAAATCCTCTTACACTAATTGTATTTGTGATAATATTAGCATTTAAATTAGCAATTCTAAAACTAGAGTTGGCAACATCAATAGTATTATTTGGTGATGCTGTGTCAAAACTTGGATCCAAATAGTTATAGAACAGATAATAAAGTCCGTCCGATGCGT